ACACACGGACGCTAATATGCCTTTAACCATCCTTGCTGGAATGAATGCTGCTGTTGCCGCAATACAGCAGGGATGTGAGTTGTACAAGGAATATAAAGGCGTTGTCCTAAAAGCCAAGGAAACCTTTGACGAAGCCAAAGAGCACGTGGATGAGGTTGTTGGTGTTTGGAACTTCCTAAAGTCCAAGTTGTTCCCTAATAAAGAGAGCCCCCCCGCACAGGTTGTTCCAGATGTAAAGAAATCTGAAAAGCCGCGGGGGACCGCTCCTATAATGCTAGACGAACAGGACATTAAAAACGAGCTCATTAAAAATCTAAAGGTCTTCTTCAAGGGCATGATTGCCATGGACAAGAAGATTAAGGCACAAGAGGAACGTATTGAAACTCAAGAAATTCCTGCTGACGAGCTGCTTGATATTTCCCTAGACCATGTAGTAGCTAAGAAAGCAATGGAAAAGCTACAAAAGGAAATTAGGGAAACAATGGTTTACCAAAGTCCTCCAGAGCTAGGTGCTTTGTACACAGACGTCGTTGAGATGTTTGGACTTGTACAAGAGAAGCAAGAGGTTACGCACTTATTAAACATTAGGAAACGTAAAGAGGCGTACCAACGCCAACAACAGCTTCTTAATAAGATAAGACAACGAATATTGTGGGTCATTGTTATGGCCCTATTGGTGATGGAAATATGGGGACTAACTCTGGCAATTCTTCTAGCGAGACCGCGTTTGTAAGTTTTCTCATACTGCTTACATTGCTGTTTTTTATTATACTTCCATTTGAACTGTACCTCTACATCATTGTAAAGGACGCTGTTGAAATGTGTTACAAGACTAAACAATGAACGAACTATTAAACATGCTTAAAGGGGCTGCTCCTGCCCTTGCAACGGCTGTTGCAGGCCCTCTAGGGGGTATGGCAATATCAGCTATAGCGGACAAGCTTGGAGTGGCTCCTACGCCCTCTGCTGTAACACAGGCACTTAAGGACAATCCTGATCTGGCGCTCAAACTTAAAGAGATTGATGCAAAAGAATACGAAGTTGAGCAAACAAACTTAACAGAACGTATGAAGGCTGACATGGCCTCTGACTCATGGTTGTCTAAGAACATTCGTCCAATGGTGCTAGTGTTCTTGTTGTTGGCTTACAGTGGCTTTGCCATTGCATCCATCTTCAACTACGAGACTCGTGGTGCTTACGTTGAGCTGTTAGGTCAATGGGGTATGTTGGTTATGTCGTTCTACTTCGGTGGACGCACAATGGAAAAAATTGCAGATAAGGTTAAAAAATGAAACTTAAAGATTGGATTATACTGATAGCCACAGGCTCATTGGTAGCTGTTGTAGTTAACATGATGATTATGTTTACTATTGCTATTGTAGACCCCGCAGTGGATGACGAAAAGGTCTTTACTATTATTGGTCCAGCCTTTCAAACCATCGTTGGTGGTTTTATTGGTTTGATTACAGGCATTAACATTGGCAGGAAAGAAGCAGATGAATCTCAGTGAACATTTTACCCTAGACGAAGCAACCCACAGCGATACAGCTATTCGTCAAGGCATTGACAACCAGCCTTCTACTGTGCAGCTTGAGAACATGAAAGTTGCTGCTGCTAACCTGGAAAAGGTTCGTGCCATTACAGGCGCTTTGAACATCAACTCTTGGTTGCGGTTGCCTGCTGTTAACGTTGCTGTTGGCGGTAGCAAGATTTCTAGCCACATGGATGGTTGGGCAATTGACGTTAGCTCCTCTAAACTTACGCCTTACCAACTCTGCCAAGAAGTTAAGAAAGCTGGTATTAAGTTTGACCAGATGATCCATGAGTTTGGACGTTGGATGCACATTAGCTTTGCTCCTGAAATGCGACAACAAGAACTGACCATCTTCAAACCTGAAGGTAAATACAAACCTGGCATCTTGACAGAAGCCGAATATCATAAAGCTTAAGGAATACAATGGCTACTTCTGAGCAAACATCTGTTGATAAAGCTAAAAAAGCTCAGGCTAAATACCGTAAAACGGAAAAGTATAAAATTTCTATGCGCAATAGTCGCTACAAACGGATTTATGGAATAACATTAGATGAATATAATCAAATGTTAGAGGAACAGAATTTTGTTTGTAAAATTTGCCATTGTCCTGAAACATCAATTGGTTTTGGTGGAGAAGTTAAAAGTTTAGCTATAGATCATTGTCACGATACTGGAAAAGTACGTGGTCTTTTGTGCGATCGTTGTAATCATTTGTTAGGCCTCGCTAAAGACAGCACAAAGGTTCTTCAAAATTGTATTAAATATTTAAAGGATTTATTGTGAGTACTTCAGGAACAACTACATGGAAGCTTCAACGTGACGCTATCATCAGTGCTGCTCTTCGCAAGCTTGCGGTGTTGTCTGGTGGAAGCACAGCAACAACCACGCAGGTAACAGAAGCAGCGGAAGCCCTTAACGCAATGATTAAGGGTTTCCAAGCAGATGGTATGCCAGTGTGGGCAATGAAGAGTTATACCTTCACGACCATTGCTGGTCAAGCTGCGTACCAAATTGGCAACAGCCAAGCCCTTAATACTCCCATGCCGCTAAAGGTTACACAGGCATGGCGTAGTGACTCAAACACTTCTAATGTTCCTTTGAACATTTACACAGATAACAACTATAACGTCTTGCCGTTAAACTATTCGTCTGGTACTCCTGTTAACTTGTACTACCAGCCACAAATGCAGCTCGGAACTATCAACTTGTGGCCCAAGCCTGCAGACAGCACGACATCAATTACAATTCGCTATCAGCGTCCCTTTGAGGACATGACAGCATCTACTGACGACATTGACTTCCCTCCCTACTGGACAGAAGCAATGATCTTTGGTTTAGCTGACCGCCTTGCACCTGAATATGGTGTTCCTCTGCAAGATCGTCAACTCCTTACACAACAAGCTGAACGCTTCCACGGCACTGCTCTAAGTTTTGGTATGGAAGAAGGCAGCATGTTCTTCCAACCTGATTATACTGGACGATAATGGCTTACAGTAAAACACCCGTCGTACAGACATATGAAACTAAGCGGGTTAACTTTATTGCTAACCCACAACAACGTGATACCTCTGGTAGCAAAGACTTTCGTTTAATCAATCTGATGACGGAAGTTGTTACCAGTGCTATTGGTGACCAGAAAAAATACTACATTAAGAGTCGTCCTGGTATGACTACGTCCTACACCACTAACACTGCTGTTGGACGTGGGATGTACTATTGGGTGGTAAGTGGTACTTCTTACGTTATGACTGTAAGTGGTAACAACGTTTATTCCAACGGTTCGTTGGTATTAACATTAGCTACTTCTACTGGACAAGTAGGTTTTACCGAATTTGTTAGTTCTACTGGTACAGTTAGTTTGGTACTACTTGATGGTACTAACGGATACGTATTTAGTACACCTAGTGCTTACACTCAAATTACTGACACAGACTTTCCTACTCCACACATTCCCCATCCAGTGTTTCTAGATGGTTATTTGTTTGTAGCTAAATTAAATAGTCAAGACATTTATAATAGTGATTTAGATAATCCTGCTTTGTGGACAGCAGGTAGTTTTATTTCTGCTGAAATGTATCCTGACAAGATTGTTGCTTTGTCAAAGAACAACAACTACATCTATGCCATTGGGTCAAACTCAGTTGAATATTTTTATGACAACGCTAATGCTACAGGAACTCCTTTAGCTAGACATGCTAGCGCCGTTCAACAGTTTGGTACAGTTGCCCCTGCCACGGTTGTTCAAACAGAAAAAGAAGTTATCTTTGTGGGTGAAACTGGTAATGGTGGACATACAGTCTGGACCATTGATGGTTTTAAAGAAAAAGAAATTGGTATCCCTGCAATTAAGTCTGCCTTATTGGGTGAAGGTAGTAACTTATTAAACGCCACAGCATTCTGTGTCAGAGTTTCTGGACAGAAATGTTATGTAATTTGTTTATCTACTCGCACACTGGTCTATAGTTTCTCTACAGAAATGTGGCATGAATGGGCAACAAGTTCTTCAGCATTTACTGGTAACTATGGTACAGACGGTCCTAACGGCAGTGCTTATATTTTAGATAGTGCCAACGGTAAAGTTTATCAAATGGATGAAATGAAGTACACAGATGCAGGAACTGCCATCACATGTACAGCAATCTCTGCCAAGCTAGACTTTGACAACATGAACCGCAAGTTTATGCACAGACTTACTCTTGTGGGTGACGTGCCTGATGATACCTTAGTAGACAGCACTGTGTATGTTTCTTGGTCAGATGATGACTATAAAACTTTTTCAACACCAATTGCTCTTACCTTTAATGGAGACCTTCCTGCTATTTTTAGATTAGGAATGTTTCGTAGACGAGCTATTAAACTAACGTATGCTCTTCCTCATTTGCTTCGTTTAGAAGGTATGGAAGTAGACATTAATAAGGGAGCTACTTAATGGCTATAGGTCTTCCTCCACCACCTACCCGTGCCGCTAACGGCGACTTTGCATGGGT